ACAACTGCCGGAAACTTTCCTGGCTTTCCCAACGGCCACTTTATCTACAGGTAAAACTTCATCCTTGACAAAGTCTTTATAAATGGTCGTAACAGGCTCACCTGCATATATTTTATCCATGTCGGCTTGAATCATCTTCTTAACACGAGGAAAATCCTCGGCCTCGAAGTCAACCCTGCCTTCATGCCCCATGAAGGATCTCTTATCGGTTACGCCGATTTCCTTACTAACCCTGAGTCCTGGCGAACTCTTCCTGTTTACCATAGGAAGATTGTCCAAAGACTCAAAGGCCTGTTCAATTGTCATCAAAGATGTCGGCTTCTTGACCTTCGTATTCATGGCTATGTTCTCCGAAACAATAACCTTGGCTGCGTATATCACTGCCCTGTCCACTATGATATTGGTCTTGGAGTATTTCGCGTTGGATTTCTCCACAGGATCTACTACAACACCATTTACAAATGTCTTAGTCTGGCTAACAGGCGTCTTTCCGCTAATCTCAACATAATCAGCTAACCTCGTTACAATTCTGGACCTCTGTATTGGTGGTCTGGAGATTTTGCCAATAATGGTCATTCCTCCAACTATGCCAGAGGCGGCCTCAATATTAAGAGACTGAGGTAAACCTGTTGCACGGTCTATTGCATCCGAAGATTTGGACATCATCAAAGCATCCATTCCATCATCGAATCCGCACGCATAACCACCAATAACACCCTTGCCATACCCGGCAGTGTGTATACCAATGAATGCAGGCTTTCCTTCAGAATCCAATCCGAAGATAGGCGAGCCACATTGGCCGTAAAGCGTGGCCATGTTATAGCGCATACCATTTGAAAGATGAAATTCAGTTCCATCTGACCCCATATACTCGCGCATACATGGATCAAGTTTCAAATCCTTAATCTCATGAAGCCCTGTATGGGAAGGTTGAACGAACCACCCGGCGCCATCTCTGACTCCGATGGCCATTATCTTAGTAATATTCTTGCGCGGCTTAACAGTTTGTCTTCCCTCCAAACTAGGAGGTATCACAACATAAGCCCTATCTACAGCTTCCTTGTCTGCGTCAAAAATAAAATTAGCGCACAAATGTTCAACAGGCATTATAAACCCACTAGAAGATGAGCCAACTTGCTTAAATTCTACATAAGGACGGCCACCAACACCACCGAGGTATTTGGTGTAACCATTCTCAAACGTATTGTGATAATGTCTAGGCACTACGTACGTGTTCTGATACAGACACACAGCGTAGCCTAGTCTCACGGATGGTCTCAAGCTTCTGGTCCCCTCAACGAGGGGAGCCATGTAAACTTCAAAAACGTTCAAACAAACTTTTTGAATTACATTTAAGACCTCCACGTTTACGTTTGCCTGCGTAACAGGTGCCACTGTAGTATCGAG